CTTTGAGAGTCCTGGTTTATCAATTCATGGTTGATAGCTATAGTCATAATCCTAGGATTATTTCTAAAGTTATCATGCACTCACGGTTGCTCTTGCAGAAATGCTGGCTGGCCGTTAGTGAAGAATTGAGAAAATATGGACATCCTTTCGTACTTCAATGCTATACGTGGTGACAAATCACGTAGACCCATTTTAGTATAAAGGGACTTAACGAATGAAACCTGGCTTGCGCAAGATAAGAGATAGCCTCGAGATGAGGTAGTCTTTAAGAAACCGAAGAGAGCTGGATAGCTCCTCCAAGTCTCTAGCAAACCCCCCACCTGAAAACCACTTACTTCATTTCCATTGTATATATATCTCTTCGCAAATTCTATGAGGTTTCCCTCATAAGATTTATGGATTGATATAGATACTTTTAGATTTGAAAGTATTTGCTTATATTGCTTGACAATATCATGATTTGTGAGCACTATATCATCACCTAGTAGTGAGTAATTCTTATAATTGGGCTTCCCAGCCCTCTTACCAGCAATTCTCAAAATTACGTGATGGGATAATGCAAACATTGGAAATGAAGAGAATGCTCCCATAGGTTGGCCTTGTCCATAAGACAATTTCTTCCCTTGGAAATCAAACTCTTCATCTACCATGATAGAAGCCCATGTTTCAGCGTAGTCTTTAGAGGTAGCAATAGTTAGTATCCTTTTCTGAAGAGAAATAGGGAAACGATCTGTTGCATCTTTTAAGTCTATGCTAAAATATGGACCTTCAGAAGGAAGATTGGATCTAAAGGAATCTTGACTAAAAGTACAATCATTCCTTATTCTCTTTAGACCCCCCATAAGGGAGTCATGAAGAGGTTTAAGTACTGTCTGTGACCAATAGTCAAAGATTCCAATAACTCTCGTCTTACCTTCTTTGTCTTCTAGTGCGGAAAGCTTTCTTACTTGATTATTCTTAATTTGGTAAACCTTATCTCATATACAACAAACATTGGAATTTCCAACTGGTTTAAGCATTTCTTGTATTCACTCGTTGAATGTTTTTCCTCCAAGAGTCTCGATCTTTGATCGAAGGCTAGCTGGAAGAGATAATCAATCTCTGGGTGAAGACATTAGTGCCTGGCCATTTGGTCCTTTCTTTGTTGATAAGTGTAAAGATTTCCATTTTGGGTTTAATCTACGACAACCTAACTTTGCCAAAGCTCATTTAATCTCATCATCAGAGATATCATCTAAGATATCCTCTTTTAATGTTATTGAGTCTAGCTTTGGTTCAGATTTTAGTGTAAGTGCCCTATTAACAGAGAAAACTGTTAATA